AAACTACCAGAATTTTCTAACCAATCATTTCCCGTACTTCTATAATTCCAAGTTACACCATCAATTGAAATATCATCAAAACGAGTTCCTATACCCATATCCCAACTTTGAGATACTGCATATGCATAAATGGTATAATCTATTGGTATTTCGTTTGATTCACATTCTTTCAATATCAAATCACATGAACTCATTGTCACATCACCGGATAGTAAAGATGCAGATAAAGCAGTTGTATCAAATTTAATTAAACTACGTGCAGTATCTTTTAGATTTCCATAATAAACTTTGGAAATTTCTAATATTTCATCCAACCCTGTGTTTTGTTTAGGTTGTTGTAAATAAATTGTTGCATCTTTTGATGCTGTTATGAATTGATACATTAAACAACCCTCCCTTTAATATCTTTCGCTGGATATTTCAATTCAAATACTGATGGGTCTAATGATGGATACACCATTTTACCTTTTGTTGCTTCAGCAATGTTATATGAATATTGCGAATATTGGCCTAAACATTTGTTTACAATTTCACACTTCGGAACGGATTGAACTCCTTCAACACCTGCAATCAACAATTCTAATTCACTTAGATTGATTGCCATATTAAATGTCCAATTATCTATATTAAAGTAATTTGTAATTTCATCAATACATCTTACCAATACTTCTCTTTTATTATATCCACCATAAACCATAATTTCAAAATCTACACCGATGTTGATAATAAATCCATCTAAAAGATTTACACCATCAGTCAACATTCTATATTCATTTAGATATGTTTTAAGATTTTGTTTTAATGCCTGATTTGTTCCAATTTGTTGTAAGTTTTTATTTGAATTATATCCTAACACATATAAGTTTATTGCGAATGGATTATTTTTTTCATTCAAATTATTTTTCTTACCAACTAAGAATTTATTTACACTATCCTTAATTTCCATTTCAGATTTACCTTGCATGGATTGAACTAATTGTGTAAATTCTGATAAAGTATCTGGATTTGCAAGAATAGATGATGGTGAATTATTATCCAACTCTCCATCTGGTGCACAATATGCTTTAGCAACTCCACCATACTTTGCAGGTAGAGATAGTGCTCTTACTTGATAATCTTTACGAGTTACTGCACGATTTTGAGATGAGAAATTTGCCAAAGCATTTTCTCTGATTTCCTCAATCGTTTCCGGTCCTCTACCACCCACTGCGGTTACTTCGTTTTCTACTGCAACCGATGCTTTTGCAGTTCTATAAACTCCTAATTCACTTTCACTAAACGAATTTGTATCTTCATCAAATGATATATTTTCAATTCTAGTTAAATCACCGATTGGACTATTTGATGAAATTCCACCACCCACTAAATAAGAAACTGTTATAGTTGTATTGTTTGGTGCTTGTCCGTATGATTTTGTTTTTAAGAAATTAGCAGGGTCAAATGATGCACCTAATTTATCGATTGATGAATTTAATCCCAATCCTACATTTTTAAAATTTGGTATAAGTGTTTCATCCGATGATGTTGAATTACCTCCACCAAACACCAAAGATGTTGAATTATCTGCGTTTACTTTTGTTACAAATCTACGAGATGTTTTTAATACCTTTAAGATATTTGAAACTGAATCTTTAAATTGAACCAAATCTTTATCGGTGTATTCATTATTTGGATAATCTATGAACACCATTTCCTGTGCAAGATATGGAACTTCATACCATTTATTTCCGTTACTATCTCTCACATCGTATATTTCGATTACATTATCATCTGCTATATCGATTGTAGAAAATTCTTCAGGACTACCAAATTCCTTTTCTATTGTTTTTAATTCTGCAGAAATAGCATTAACACGTTTTTTAATTAAGTAAAAAGCAGGTTCATCTCCATTTTTTGAATAAATTGTGATTTCTCTATCATCATCTACATTAAAATCTAATAATTCAGTTGTTCTAAAAAGAGTTCCGGTTGAGTTTGCCTGAACAACCATTCCTTCTTTTATTCTTAAATAATAATTAGAATTTGGTCTATTATTTACTCCCACTCCAACAGCAGGAACTAATTGATAAACAGTCAAACTAACTAATGCAGGAGATGATACTTTTGGTTTATATCCTAAATATTGTGCAAGGGCAAGAACATTTTCTTTATCCTCTGCATATAGCATTAAAGATTCTTTTAAAGTATCATCGATATAATATCCCATAACATCACCAATATACGATGCCATTTCGATAAACATCATGCCTGGAGATGATTCATTAAAATCTGAATATGTTTTTGGAAAATATGTTTTAGCATACTCAATTAAGTTTTGACGGAAACCCGCAAAATCTTTATTAAGATATTTTATATCTCTTCCTTGATTACTTTTTTTTGTTATACTATTTAACGCCATTTTTTATTATCCCCTAACTGTAAAAGTTATTTCTTGTAATTCAATCTGATTACCGACCGTAAACTGAATTTTCATATGTGCAATATGTCTATCCTTCATTTCATCAGTCATTTCTATATCAATTTGTTCTATATTGATGTAAGGCAACCAATAGTTTACCGATTGTGTAATTACATCCGTTAATTTAGTTTCAAACTCATCATCCATAGGTTCAAATAATAACGCTTCTAACCCAGTTCCGAATTGTGGTTGCATTATACGTTCACCTTGTTTAGTTAGGAGTAAATTTTTTAAGTTTGATTTTGCTTGTTCGAAGGAAGTAAAAGCCTGTTCAAAATACCCATTACCACCTCTTTTTATTGGTAAGGTAATTCCATACGCATATGAATCGTATTCCTTAGTATCCTTTACAATTTTATTTCCTAAAACGTATGCCATTATTTTTTAAACCTCTTAACTAATTCTGAATTATCTCTATTTAAAATTCTATCTAATCCTGCCAAACCAGTTGATACTCCCAACCCACCTTTGTTTCCACCAACATTCATATCACCATATCCCATCTTTTCAGCCATTTGTGCTCTCATAGATTGAATACCTCCCATTGCTCCACCATTATATGAAATAGTTTCATCAATATCTGGTTCAGCATCCATATAATTTGGAATATGCGAATTCACATAACCTTCGTTGATAGGTTCAGATTGAAAATTATCTAAAATAGATGAACCACCACCTACACCACCTTCTGCTCTTTGTGCTGAACTAAATGGTTTAGTTTGATTTAAAATATCGTTGATTGTTGGATTTTTTGAAAATTGTCTAATAGGTTGTTTTGGTTGTACCGATTCTTTTTGAATCTTTGGTTGCACTCTTTCCTTATCTAACAATTGATTTGCAAGTTCAAATGGGTCTACATCTTCCAATATATCCTTTTTCTTAGGAGTTGGTTTTGTAGTTTCATTTAATAACTTACTAACTTCCTCTTTAATCATTTGGGGAAGTTGTTTTTTAATTTCTTGTTCTACTACTAATTTAATTAGTTGTGCTAATTTTTTAGAATCCATTTTGAAAATATTTGTTTACTTCATATAAATATATCTTCGTTAGATTTTGAATTCTTATGAGTATAAATTGGGGTTTTCTTTTAATTTTTTCCAATAAGCACAAAATTTCTTCTTTCTGTCATCCAATCCATTATATCCACCATTTATTCGTTTTGTAATAAACTTTAATGTTCCAATCGTATCATCTATTGCTGCTTCATTCAGTTTACGTGTTCTCCAAAACCAACAAGCAGTTTCTGCAACATATTTTTTTTCAACTAAGGTAGAATTTGCAACAACATCATCAGTTACTCCTTTTCTAAATTGTGAATAATTTGTCCTACCCGTAACCTGAATATATCCTCTACCAGCAAAACGGAATCCATCGCCAGGTTGTGTATTACCTAAATCCCTTCTACCTTCATAACGTTGTTGTGCAGCAGAAGGACCCCATATCTCTTTTGTGTAAATAAAATCACCACTTTCATGTGCACATTGAGCAAGAAAATGTGCTTTTTGTAATGGAGTTTTAATTCCCCATTTTCTCATAGCATCAATTACAATTTGTGGAGGTTCTTTAATTCTAATGTTTCCACACTCTTCAATTTTTTCGGATGAGGATTGATTTACTGTTTCAGAATCTGCAGTTGAATTACTAACTCCACCCAATTCATTATCACTACCACTATCTCCTGATAAATAATATGAACTATCTTCTGATAATCCCGCTGATGTTGAATCATTTATATCTAATCCAGCCTCTGTTGCACCATCTGCTATTGCTTCTTGTTCCGGAGTTAGAGTTATTGCTTCCTCAATTCTTTTTTGCTCATCGGTTAATTCATCAGGTGTGGATTCTAATACATCTCCACCACTACTAGAACCTCTTCCTGCAGGCGGAATTGTATAACCAACAAAAGGTACTGCACCAGGACCAGGTGTCATCAAAGGAGGATATAATGATGTTGTGAGATATGTTCCTTTAATGGTGGGCAAGTGAGATTGAATTGATGCAATCAATTGGTCTAAAAATACTTCACTACTATCGGTTGGTTTTGCCATATATTAATAATAACATTTAATTCCCGGTGAATATTTACCCTTTAACATTGTCAATAATTGTTTTCGTTGTGAACCACCTCGTTTACAACTTATATGTAACCAAATTGAATTACCATGTTCAAAAATCATTTGGTCGAATGGCAGTGTTCCTGCAATCCATTTTGCAATTGGTAGATATTCTTTTGGTGAAATCCCTATAAATTGTAAATCTACTGCTTCACCTTTTTGATGTTGTGATACTCCACCAGGTATTGAAGGTGCACCTCTAAAAGCTGAATTTATTTTCATATTTGGATATTTTGCTTTTATTGGTTCTAATATGTTTATTGCTACATTTTTCAAATTACAAACAATATCTTCTGCACTTAATCCAACCTGTGATTTAATTTTATGTGGAAAGGTTGTTGCAATGGATAAATGTTTTAATTTAAAATTGGTAGACAGTTGTGTATTGTAATCTAACGTTCCACCACATGATATGGGTTTTGCATTAGCCGATGATGTTGTAATTGCCATTTCTTCGGGTGTTTGATTTTCATCATAAAGTGGATTATCTTCACCATATGATTCCTTTACCGAATTTAATTGAACTCCACCGTCTTCTCCACCATCGGTTAAAAGTTCAACACCAGTTTCATTCATTGCCTCTTCTGCACCTTCTAATGTATTATTATCATCTGGTATTCTTTCTAATAATTCTTCGGTTGTGGGTTCACCCTCACCTTCGGATGGTATAACTTCTAATGGAGTTAAACTCTGAATATCAGTTGGTTGCCAAATGCCAGGGTCGGTGATAAAACTACTAACAGTTGCTACATTCACAACTGCTCCCGGTGATGGGATTATTGGTGGTGGGACTGAACTCATCGTTGCACCTGTCCAATATGCAATAAATGCAGGGCCCATATTTGTAATGATTGGATGTTCGCCTGATGATTGTTGTAATGCAGTATTTAAGATTCCAGTCAAAGTGGCTTCCATCAATTCAGTATTACCTTTTGCTATTGGAATATTATTAGTAGTATCAAACCCACGTTTAACTGCCATATCATACTCCATAGTAAGTTTCTTTGCAAAATCTCCATAGGAACTAATTCCTTGTTGGTTTTGCATATAACTCAACATATTTTGTTTGAATATTTCTAATGACATCTTATTCCGTATAATTTAAAGTTGATAAGAATTTATCTAATCTACCCTTAATATCATTAAATGTACTACGATTTTCAGGACCTGTTGCCGTTGGACCTGCAGGTGTTTTGAATACTTGATTATTAATTGCATCAATTAATTCTTCTAATAATCCTTTTAAAGTTTCCCCTCTTACCAAAGGTTCTTTATCACTTTCAGTATTTAAAAAGATATTACCTTTACCACCTAAGATATAGGTACTATTATCATTTGTAGTAATACGAACATCTCCATTAAAATCTAAATCTGCACCTGCCTTACCATTATCGATTGACATTTTACCATCAGATATAAATCCCCAATTTCCTTTCGAAAAGAAAATCATTTCTTGTGTTTTTGCTGAAAGTATAATTCTTTCGGTGTTTACAAGAACTTGGTCATATCCTTTTAATTCTGATGGATAATTTGAAAATTTAGTTGGTTTTGTTTCTAATGATGATTGAAAATCCAATTTATATACACCAGATGTAATTGCAATCGTAGTTCCATCTTTATTAACATCTTCTTCGGTCAATGAACCTTTTTTTAATTTACTCAAAGATTCATCACTCTGTCTATTACGGATAATAATAGTAGGTGCGTATTTTTTATCTTGATTATTATATCCACTAAAACGAATACTTTGGCCGAAACGAGATTGTATAATTCTATCACCCTCATATAATTTTAGAGGATTAATTTGAGTTGTTTCAAAATATTCACCAATTTTAGTTTTTCTATCTTCTTCACCACTACCACCACTTGGTGTTCCGGTTGCAGAAACTGTTGAATATTCGGTTGCAGGTTGGCCAGGTTTTTGTGTTGCCTGGAAGTTTTTTATATCAACATTTTCAATAGCATTTCCTGCATTAATATTTGCTGATGCAATTCTTTTGTAATGTAATTTACCACCTAATGAAATTAATTCGACAGTTTCACCGATTAACGGGATACCCTCATCACTATTAAATGCTTTATATGCTTTTACACCGGTTGCACTGGCAGAAGGGTCACTTAATTTTCTAACAACAGCACACCCAATAATACTAGTATCTTTTGTTTCTACTTCACTAAAATCATATGTTTCTACTTTTGGATTTTTATCATCCAAAATTACATCTAATACAATACCAGTCATCAAACCAGATGAACCACCAGTATTAGGATTTGTAGAATATGATGCGTTGGATATTTGGGTTCTTTGACTCATTACTTACCAATCTTTTGTTTTAATTCTTCAACTTCGTTTGTTAATTCATCTACCTTCGCATCTTGTTCATCTTTCACATCGTTGACAGTTACTTCAATTTCTTTCAATAATTGTTCTTTTTCAGCATCAGATAGGAATCCAACTTCACCTTCGGATTTAGTGTTTGCAGTAACAATACGTTGTGCAATTGTTGCTAATTTAATTAAGGCATCATCGTTACGAACTGATACATCTACTAAATCTTTTAGGATTGGACCAATAACTGCCATATCACCTGCGTGACGAATTAACTTTCTCATTTCGGCTATTAATTCCGAAATTCTTGCTTTCTTATTTTGTTGATTATCGTAAATATCTTTAAATAATCCACTCAAACTTTTGCCAGGGAATATTTCAAATTCTGTGCTCATATTTATTAAATTGATTCAAGCTATAAATATGATAAATAAAAAAACCTCATTTTTAGTGAGGTTTTTCAATTAAGTGTGTTTTTTATAATTACCTTTTTTTTGTTGTTCGGTAATTGTTTTCTTAGCAATCTTCTTACGATTTTTTTGTTTTTGCTCTCTTTTTGTCATAGTAACCCCTTACAATTTTTTGATTTCAATTTTAATTTTTGGTTCATAACCTTTTGGTAAATTTACTTTAACACCATGAAACTTATCAACTTTTTCATCAAAATAATTCAATTCAAAAATCAAATCGGTTAAATTTAATAAAACTTGTGATGATGTATTCATTTTATCAGTTTTACGTGCCATATTAAGATTTGATTTTTTACTGAATAAATCTTGTCTCAATGCATTTAAAACTCCTTGTGGGTCTTCTGCTTTTCCTGTCAATTTCTCTGCTGATGCTTTTCTTACTTTTGATGAAAGATAATCTGGTCCTTCGGTATATCCAGCATCCCAATGGTCATGTCCATGATTAGTTCTAACTACATGAGCATCTGATTGGTGAATTGTGAAACGTGGATTGTGTTTTGATGTTGTTTCGATTGATACAACTTTATCTTCGGTTGATATAAAAGTATGGCCTTTAATACCACCCATAAATTTAGCAGCAATTACGATTGTATCTTTTAGGGTTTTTTGTCCTAATGCTTCTCTGATTTTAATACCATCTTTGGATTTCTTACCTGTCTTTTTTACAAGTTGTTTTTCCTTCTCATCATACCCAACCATTAAGGCAGTGTTTAACACACCAATACCATATTCGTTTATACCCTCACTCCAATCGGTGATTGTATCGTGAAGATATACTACCTCTACTCCGTTTAATAATTCATGTACTACTTCCAATTCAGGTCTATACATTCTATCGCGGTT